CGTCAAGAAGTGTCAAAAGTACACACAATCAAGACTGATAATATCAATACTAATTTATCAAGACCGAGTGAACCAGAGGGGGTGGGTGCTAATAATCTATATAGTATAGAGGACGCACCCGCAGAAAACGACTTGGGAATTGTTCATGATTGGATTTTGTCTGAGTTTGGTCGATACCCAACACCATTTGAAATCGAGGACTTGAAAGCATTCTTGAAAGACCATAACAAAGAGGTCATCAAGTTAGCTATCAAGGAATGTGTTGGAAATGGTAAGCCTTATTTCAAGTATCTTGAGAGTATCTTGAGGGATTGGAAACAGAAAGGGCTGGTCACTGCTGAACTAGTAGAGAACAGGCAGAAGCCTACTCGGTCAAGTGGTAAGTCAAATGGTCGCTTGAAATTGTCAGATGATGGATTTGATCCACGGCTTGGATTTTAGGGGGTGCGTATGCAAGTAGTATCGAGCAAAGAGTTGCAAGAAAGAGCCTTGCAGATTGAGACATTGAAACAGCAATGCCCCAAACATGAAGGGGTCTATATGTGGCGGTCAGTCAATCCTTGCACTCGCAACACGCTGACCTATTGCCCTGAATGTGTTCAAGAAACCATCAACCAGAACGCAAGCGAGCAGTTAGCTATTGCTGAAGCTCAAATCAGAGATACAAGGTCTTATTCTCTATTTATGAAAGAGAGCATCATTCCAAACGATTTGAAAAATGCGACTGTTGGGAATTTTGAAATTCACACAGAGCAGGATGCTGAAGCAGTCAATTTCGCTAAGCGTGTAACGGCTGACTATGTGAAAGAACGATATGAGGGGAATACGATTATATCTGGACCGCCTGGAGTTGGTAAGAGCCATCTGGCCGTCGGGATAGCTAAAACCTTAAACGAGAGCTTTCAAATGCTTCAAGCTCGCAAGTTGGTCGTGTATATGCCGTCCATGGAGCTGTTCTCTCGAATACAAGAGGCTTTTCAATACAAGGACTCGAAATGGGAACAGCGCTCAGTCGTGAAATTTTTGCAAAATGTTGATTTCTTGATTTTGGACGACCTCGGCAAAGAGTCGAGCGTTGGGAATGAAATCCGGCAAGGCAATAACTGGATGCAAAAAATCCTGTATCAAATACTTGAGAACAGGACGAATACAATTATCACAACTAACTTTGAAGGTAAGCACCTCAAGGAACTTTACGAGCAGAGCCTCGTTGACAGAATAACGAAAGGAAACATGAAAACAAATGCCTTTAAGTTCAACAAAGACACAGCTTCAAGACGCTCCTTGTCAGCAAGTGACTACTGAGGAACGTAAGCGGACCATTGAGCAGTTCGAGAGCCGATTTTACGGACTATCAACCCTGCTTAAAGAGCGGCTGCTGATTACGACAGACGAGCGGTTCACTAATAAGATGAACGAGCTGACGTATTATGCAAAGAATGGAAGTGTTTACACGACATAAAATAAAAAGCACCTGACGGCAATCAGGCGCTCAACAAAATTATTCAAGGAAATTATACCACGAAAGGGGCCAAAATGAAAGTCACAGTATATGCTTACGGTCGAAAATTAGAACCATATGAACCAATTATCATCCCAGCAAATCATCGTTTCTATGACGTTTGGAACGGGATAGCAAATGAAATGCTTGATAAAGAGGAAGAGGTAGCTTAATGAAATTACTTACTAAGTTAAAACTCAGACTTGAAGGGATCATCAATGAAGTGAGTCTTGACTGGAGAGTAGTCGCAGTCGAGCTTAACGAGGACCTTCTCGAAGAGCGCAAGCGTCGCTTTGCTTTCGAGCAAGAAAACTACAATTTGAAGCAGGAGCTTGCTGCCTACAAGTACAAAGGAAACTTTGATATCAAGGCTAGACTGCAAGGAGAAATGTAGATGTACATTATATCAATCCATGTCAAGAATGCTGAAACTGGAAACGAGGATTTCAGTTTGATTGGACGTGATTTTTTGCCAATTGGCAAGCAAGATTATTCGGCTACTGTTTTCGAGACGAAAGAAGAAGCTATTGCTTATTTGAAATCAGCTTCATACGAAGCTGCGGGAGTTTATGGAAATGATTGGGAATTTCAAGACAAGACTTCTTCTGGAGTGGAATCCCGCTGTCGAATTTGGAAAGTTGGAGAATAAAGAAAAAAGGAGAACAATATGTTTAAAGCACTAAAAGCAATCAAAAAAATCAAACAACTTCAGAAAGAAATGCACGCTTTCAGCCTTGCGTTTCTAGCTCTACAAGATATGGGCTTGATGCCAGAGACTGAAAGAAGCAAGGCGAAGGCTCAAACAATGCACGATGTAAGCCACGTACTCAAGGACGTCCTGGACGGCAAGTCGGTAGATGAAGCCATGAAGCGTCTAAATAGCGAAGTGAAAATTGAAGAGGTGGAGCAGGAAGATGACCAGAATTGAACTTGAAAACCGTGTGTGGCTTTTGGCCAATCATGAAGAAAAAAACGAATTGCTGGATCTCGGTTTGACGTCCAAAGCTAGATATGTGAAACGAGTCCTGGAACTCGGAAAAGTGTATGCTCATGTTTGATTATGACAGAGATATGATGCAACCGCCTGAACCACGAGAAGAACTTGACCCTAGCGAGTATGTGGATATCGGATGCGGTCGGCGTCGATAGGTGGGTGATGAAGTATGGAAGTATGATTGAAGAATTACACGCAGAAATCGACAATTGGCGGTCTGACTATATCCATCTTGGCCAAGAACTTGGGAAAATCATCAACGAACAACAGGACATTATTTTGAGATTGAAAGAAGAAAACAAGCGCTTAAAGCGTGAAAATTGGAATTTGAAGAAGATGAAAGGTAGAAGGAAATGACACAGATAACTAACAAAGGGAAGTCATTTATAAGAGCAGAGGTCTCTGAAAAACAAAAAGAATATATCGGACTTCTTGCTAAGCTAAGAGGTGTAACAATGCAAGAGCTTCTAGGTCAAGTTGTGGAACGTTTTATTGACGGGAATTTGCAACTTATTCAAGACTACAATAATGAATTAGATGCCTTAAACAGTAAGTCTAGACGCAGAATTAACATGAATACATAGGAGAAAACAAAATGGCAAATGAAATAGCTAAATTCGACACATTGACACCGCAACAAGCATTCAAAAGTCCAGCGGCGTTAGAAAAATTTAAGTCGGTATTGGACGGGAGTGAAACACAATTTGTTGCAAGTTTGTTGTCGATTATAAACAATAATAGTCACCTAGCTAAAGCTACAAATACAAGCATCATGAACGCTGCCATGAAAGCAGCGACTTTAAAACTACCGATTGAGCCAAGTCTTGGAATGGCATACGTAGTACCGTATAACAGAAACGAGAAGCATGGGAACACTTGGGTAAAAATAAACGAAGCGCAATTCCAAATGGGTTACAGAGGTTTTATCCAATTAGCGCAACGTAGTGGACAAATCAGAAACATAAACTGCGACATCGTTTACAAAGAGGAATTTTTGCGATACGACAAAGTTTATGGCACGTTACACCTCAAAGAAGAGCAAGTCGATAGCGGAGAGGTTGAGGGATATTTTGCAAGTTTGGAATTAATCAATGGATTTCGAAAGATGATTTTCTGGAAAAAAGAAAAAGTAATAGCACATGCTCAGAAATATTCTAAAACCTACGACAAGCAGATTGGAGATTTTAAACCAGGAACTCCTTGGAAGACCGAATTTGATGCCATGGCTCAAAAAACACTTATCAAAGAACTTCTAAGTAAGTATGCTCCTCTCTCAATTGAGTTACAGGAAGCTATTATGGCCGATAACGAAGATTCCAACGTAAACGAAGTGAAGAGAGCAAAGGATGTCACACCTCCAGAATCTGACAATCTATCTGATTTGTTAGGTGCTCCAGAAGAAACAGGCGTAGTAATTGACCATGAGCCAGAAAATGGTCAAATGGACATGCTAGAAGGGGAGGATTTCTAAAATGGTTGAGGAATTAAAAGATGTGACAGATAGCTTAGAACTTGTCCCAGTAACAGATTTAGAGATTGGTTTTGTTCTAAAAGCTGCCGAAATCGAAATCCAAGGTAAAGAAGTTTTGGAGCAAGCTTTAGAGTCTTACAAAAAGAAATACACTGGCTATATCGTTACAGAAGAAACTTTATCAGATGACATTAAAGTCAAAGACGAGTTGGGACGAGTACAGCGTCAGATTGAACAAGAACTTAAAAACCAGCTTTCAGAATACTCTAAACCTCTTGATGAAGCAAAGGCTTGGGTTGAAAGCATATTAGACCCTATCAAAACTTTGCAGACAGACATTAAAAATCAAATCAGGGAGTTTGAGGAGAGAGAAACAGAAGCCCGAAAGGAAACGGTCAGAGAAGCTTTTGAATCTGCAATCGCAGAAAGTGGTACAGAACTTGACATCAAATTATTTGCTATTTACTTTGACGATTTCAGCAAGAAGAAGTGTTTTATGGCCGACAATGTGCGAATCAATCAAGCTACTTCTAAGATGATTGTCGGATTGGTTGCAGAAGAAGCCGCTAAGAAGCAACAACGTGAAGCTGGACTTATCCAGATTACAGAAGCGGCAGCTAAAGCTGGGCTCGGACCTACTGTCTACATTCGCAGTTATGACAAGGGAGCGAAACTTGCTGATGTTTTGCAAGCAATTCTTGATGATAAGGCATTAGCTGAACGAGCTAAAGCGGAAGACGAGTTGAAAAAACGTATAGATGAAATGACTGCTATCGCGGTGGCTAAAGGTTTGAACCCTGAAAAGTACGTTGATTTGCTAAGAGAGGGTCGCTCTGCTTTGGATACTATCGATATCTTACATGCGGACGCAGATGAGGTTAGACGAACTAAAGCAGAAGCGGAACAAGATGCTCAAGGTCAATTCTATGGCCAAAATCAGCCTGAATTTGAGTCAGAAAGCAGTTCAGGGGGTAATCATACCATCGAGCAAGAAATAGGCCGAAAATCGCAAAATATAGCTTCTGAGGATGGCGTTAAAAAATATGGTTACAAATTTACTGTAGATCTAATTTTTCCAGCAGAAAACGCAAAGGAAATAAAGGAGCAATTTAAAGAATGGCTCAATGCTCACGGCGTTCAATTTGAGCCACAAACAAAATCAGTAAAGGTAGAGATGAAATGACAATGGATTTACTTGGAGAAGATTACTACTCAGCAGCTTCCGCACGTCGCTACTGGTCTATCTCGCAATATAAGCGATTTAGAGAGTGTGAAGCACGAGCGCTAGCGGAGCTGGAAGGAGAATGGGAAGACCAGAGAGACAATACAGCTCTCTTGGTCGGTAACATGGTCCACAGCTATTTTGAAAGTCCAGAAGTACACAAGAAATTTATGGATGAAAACGCAGATGCCATGATTTCAAAATCCGGAAAGACCAAAGGTCAGTTAAAATCCGACTTCTTAGTCGGCCAGCGCATGATTGAGCGACTGGAAGCTGATAAGCAGTTCATGGACTACTATGTCGGCCAGAAAGAGGTTGCTGTAACAGGCAAAATAGAAGGCGTGGAATTCAAAGGCAAGATTGACTGTCTCAATGTTGAAAAAGGGTATTTCGTGGATATTAAGACCACAAAATCCGACATTGATAGCATGGTCTGGGTTAATGATGAAGCAAGCGGACGAAATATTCAGGTCCGCTGGTTCGAAGCTTGGGGATATGTCCTTCAAATGGCCGCTTACAAGAAGATGCTAGAAGAGAAGTACGGCAAAGAGTTCACCCCCATTATCTATGCGGTGACGAAAGAAGCGACGCCTGATACCCGAGCGATTGTTTTTCAATCGCAAGAAAAACTTGGTTATGAGTTGACCGAGCTATCTATGCTTATCCGGCGCCTTGACAAGGTCAAGAGAGGCGAAGAAGAGGAGAAGCCGTGCGGGCATTGCGAATATTGTAAAACAAAAGCTTTGAGTCAGCGTGTGGAGGTGATTTGATGAGTAAGAAAGTAAAAGACATACTAGAAACTCACGACACAGGTTGTCCTCATGGCATCACATTTGCTATACATCAAAACAAAGAGGAATGTATTGCGTTATTTGGCAGGTCTGGATGGCCTGGTCTCAAACCTCGATTTATTCGTTGGAATGAAAGTGTTGAAAACAGAACAATGTATCACACAGAAGAAGAGTTACAGGATGCGTATGTTGATAAAGTCAAAGTAGTTGATGAAGATTTTATCATAATTGAATTGTTGCCATTTTAAGAGGGGAAAAATAATCAAAAACCAACTGTTTCCATTTTGGAAACGACCCAAAAACCAACAAGCCGTGTATTCTTGTAAAACTGCGAACTAGAAAACGTCAATGAAGGTCATGTGACCTTGGACGAGCGACTGCCCGTATTTAGCCAATTCTCACAAAGGCAGTCGCATTTTTTTGGAGAAAATAAATGAATTATAAAATCGATATAGCCGGAACGAGTATTGCGCTCGAAATAGTAGATAAAAACATCACGATCACAAATAAAATTGAATATGATATGCAGATGCATTTCAGAAATACGGACGCAGATGCTTCTCTCGATACGAGTGGCGACGTATTTGAACCACTATACTGGTTAGATGTGAAGGTAACACCGAAAGAGCCAACAGAATACCATTCCAGCTTGGGAGTCAAGGCAGAAAAACGAAACTTGGCCGAACTCCAGAAATTCTTTGAGTTTATCGAGAATAATAAACGAAACCTATTCGATCTCTGTGGATTCAAGGGAGAACTGCAATGAAATCTCTGACATTATCGTTAGACATTTCAACTACTGCGACAGGCTGGGCCGTATTTCACGGCTCTAATCTTGTTCAGAGCGGTGTCTTAAAGCATAAAAGCAAATCGTTTTTTGAACGTGGGCGGTTCATGGCTAGTGAATTGCGAGC